GTATAGATTCTGATAATTTTACTACTAATTTACTTGCTGTTACTGTACTTGCCATTATTACTCCTTCTTATGTACTGGCTATAAAAACTTCTAAATCAACTGCCTCTGTGTGTGCAGTTGCTGTTATTGCTTCTATGTCTAATTTACTTGCTACTCCACCATTTATGCCCCCTGTGAAATCAGGAGCAGTTAACTGTGAGATATTTGTAGTTGTTACAGTATTCCCAGCAGTCCCAAATATTGCCTGTGTAAAAACAAGTGATTGAGAACCATTTGAGCTAGGAACGGTACCAGATGCGCCTGAAACTTTATTTAATAATGGTGAGTTAGCTGACCCCATTGTATCTCTAAGTTCATTTAATAAAAGAGCTTGCGTACATGTATTCAAGTTCATTGTAACGGCGATACAGGTTCCAGCTGCCAATAAAGATGCAGACGGAGTTGTAGTTCCTAAATCTGATGTTGAAGTTAAAACAGTACCTGATGCGACAGCACCCGTTTCAGATGAATCAGAAAGTATAAATATTCCCACAGTACCATCTGTAGCAATAAACTTAACATATTCACCTTCAGTGAATTGGCCACTTGTAGCATCATCACCATCCGCTATACTTAAACTAGCTGTTGCTGCAACTGCATCTGCAACTGTTAACGCAGACCCATTTGCAAACATTGTGGCATCATGACTCCATAATAAAAATGATTCTCCTGCACCAAGAGTTCTACAAACTTCATCAGCATCTGCACTGGTAATAATAATATCAACTGAATTTGCATTATCTAAATTTGTAATTCTTGCATACTGAATTAAATCAGAATCAAACTGATTTCCGCCAACTATAGAAGCATGCGTAGTGTATAAAGTTATTTCATCTAAAGGACATGTAACTTGCCTTTTAAATACATTTTTCAGACTATTTATTGACTTTGTAGTTGAGCCTCCTTGATTCTTTCCATTAATAACAATAGACTCATTAATAGTCACTGTCATTTTTGCGGCTGTAATCGTGCTTGCCATTTTTTTACTCCTATGTTAATGAATCAGATGTATCATCTGAGTCATCTTTTAATAATTTATGTGGGTCTGCTAATTTAGGAATCATTACATATCTATCATCTGTATCTAAAATCTCAACTCTAAATACATCAATTACAGAGTCATCTAAATCATACCATCGTTGCTTTTCATTTAAATTCTGCTTCTTTTGAGTGCTGTAATGTTGCACTTTAGAAGACATATCCATTAAAGCATCATTAATTAATTGTATCATATATTTTTCTGGTTGCCTTCCCATTAAATATTCTACTTGTTGTATTAAATTTTTAACTGTCATATTTATTTACCATATTCTAACATTTGATTTAATAAAGCTTGTTGATTTTGGCCACCTCCAGCATCTTCCACTTTACCTACTTTCGCTCCCAATAAAGTTAAAGCCTGATTATAGTCAGCTTTTAAAGTTTTAATCATTGGAATATATAATTCTGTATCTTCTTCTTCAGCTAACAAAGCTTGAGCAGAACGTATTGCTGCATATAATACTACTATGTGCTCTAAATCATTTGGAAATCCATTTATTTCAGATTCACCAGATGCTACGCTTGTTAAAGGAATATAAACAACTTCAGCTGGTTGAGCATCAGTTGGAGTTGGAATAACATTTAAGATTCCACCTGATATATAATATACAGGGTCAGTATCTGAAGTAAACATTAAATCTTCTGGGTCCTGAACTCTAGAAACTAAAGAAATAGGAATCAATCTACAAGTTTGCTTAGTTGCCTCACTATCTCCTCTTGAAACACTTACAATTCTACCTCTACCATGTCCACCTGAATCATTTAACGTAAATGTAACTCCATCAGTAGCATTCAATGGATGTACTGTTAATATATCAAACAATCTATCTTGAGGAAGAACATTAACTACCTGTCTAACACCATCAGTTAAAAATTGACTCATAGCCGCAGTATCTTCATATATTGTTCCAACTAAGTCTACTATTTGTTCTTGAAATGTAGCCACTATCTATTATTCCTATCTTTAATATCCTGGTCCATAGTAGTTTGACTAAATTCTACTTTAGTCTGGCCGCTCCATGTCTTACGCATATTAATATGATTACTAATATCACTATTTGCAAAATCAAACTTCTTGGGCTTCACAGGAACAAGCTCACCTTTTTCATTTCTTTCCCAACGTATTCTAGCCATTATTTACCTTTTTTACTCTTTTTCTTAGATTTTTTCTTAGATTTTTTAATTGCTTTTTTTATTTTCTCCCAATCATCTGCACTATGTGCCATTTTTGCCATTCGTCTTTGGACTCCAGCTTTTGTATTTTTAGGGTCATATTGTGTATCTGATAAATCTAATGGGTCAAGACCCTCACCTATATCCATTCCTTCTGGGTATTTTACTTTTCCACCTTCCTTATACATAGGTCTTTCCATACCTATTTTACTAAAACCTGTCATTCCACCACCAGCATACATTTTTTCTACTCTACCTCCACCATCATACATTCCACCTGGAGCATAATCAACATCTAAATTTGGATTAACTTTTTTCATATCTTCAGCTTGCTCCATACCTTCATCTGTATAAGGCAAATTTGCTACTACATTTCCTTCACTATCTTTTACTTCTGGCATCACTTGCCTCCCTTTTTACGTTTTCTGGCATCATATGTTGGATATATATATCCCCCATGTTTATATTGACCAGTCCTATTAATCTCTTCTAATACTGGTAACGTTTCATCGTTCACCGAATCTTTTTTTATTATATACTCACCACCTTCAACTTCAATTGGAATACCGCCATTCTCATGTGAAGGTCCTCGTAATTTACCACCTTCTTGCATAGATTCTAAATGTTTATCTATTCTTTTAGATTGGCCTAAATGCATCTTAGACGCATTTTTCAATTCACCAACTATAATCTTTAAATCTTTCTTAGAACCTTTCACAGCACCACCTTTGACATGTTTCTTTTTTTTAGGCATACTATCCTAAATATTCAATATGAAATATTAAAACTATATCACCATCTGCAACATAATCTTGTCCATCTGTAGCTATTCCTGCAACATATACACTAGTTGAACCTGGGGCTGCTTGTAAAAGCATAGGACTAAAAGTTGATACTGCGCTATTACCTGTATAAGCAATAGTAGAATACAATCCACAATCACCTAAGTCTTGTGTATTATCACTACCATTTAAAACACATCCACTGATAATATTAGCTGCTACTGCATCAGAATCAGATAGACCTAAAGCAGCACCTGCAGTTCCTAAATTTTGTTGATTTTCCATAAAAACTAAACCAACATCTTCTACAGCAGCATCATGTAATGAAAGCATTGATATTCCTACGATTCTTGAAACACCCCCTCTATAAGATACAGCATTTGGTATTTCTATTGCATCAAACAAAGTCTCGCCTGCACTATATGCAGCCGCTAATATAGTAGGTGTTACTCTTATTATATTTCCACCTGGGTAATTTCCCATTTCTTTCTCCTGTTTATTATTATAAAAATTCTTAGTAGGTTCGCAGGGTACCTTTTATTGATACCCCGCACAGTCCTACAAAACTGTTAAACCTTATTTATTCGGTTTTAAGTAACTACTCAGCTACGTGCTCGCCAGTTCCAGCTGCTAAACCACTAACGATATCAGTCACAAGCCACGCTGTTGCAACTGTTGAAGAAATCATTGTAATTTTAAATGATGCTCCAACTACTGCAGATGCAGTGAAATTAAATCCATCCGAAGATGCATTTTTTGTGAATGTACCATCGCCATCAGGCTCATTGTTAATGATTTTATCAGCTGACGCAGCAGTATCAACACTAAATATTTGTCCTGCTGTAGCTAGCATTGTAAACCTATACCAACATCCAACATTAGCATCGCTTACTTCTGGAAGCGTAATAAGTTGCGTTCCTGAAGTTAATGCAGGGACTATAAAGTGAGTTCCTGAGTCAGAACCAGTTAAAGCTGGTCTTATAGCTCCAGCTCCACCTTGGTCTGTTAGTAATACTATCTTATCTTTATACTTTAGAGGCATTATCTCGCCAGTATCCATACTAGATGCATCACCAAAGTTATTACTATTTACATTTAATATATCACTTCTCATTTTACACACCCTCCAAATTAATCAACGCATGTGTTTCAGGAAGAGATACTTCAAGACCTGCTTCTGTAAGAATCATATCTTTTCGTAAATCTTCATCAGCCTGTTGCACATTAGTTGTGATTGAAGTGTCTCTATTAACACCGTTACCAACAAGAGGTCTGTAAGATACGTGGTCTAAGTCAACCATTTGCATAAATCCTGCTGAAAAACCTCTAAATAAAGGTTCTTTAACAAGAGATATATCACCATGAATAGTTTGCACTTTAGTAACTTGATGACCAAATGTACCTTGACTTGCTGAGAAATTATACGAATTTCTTGATGCACCTGTGTTTACAGCTGTAGTAGTTCCATCTAACATTGAACCACCAACAAATCCACCAACACCAACTTTATTAAAGTGTGATATTACTGGTAATGATGCTAATGCTAATTTAGAAGAACCTCCGCCCCTTGCAGGGTCAAAAATCACTTCAAAATCAGACAGTAAATCATCATATGTCCATTGAGCTGCTGTATTTGATTTGTAATAAGGAACACCTTCATTATAAGATAATGCATTACCATCAGACTCAACATTGCCATATCCTTCAGCAATTGTACTTCCAACGATACCATCTGTATACTGAATACCTCCAGCACTACCTCTTTGTCCAAAAAGCATTGCTCTTTCAATATCAACTTTATGTTCTCTTAATTTAAGATTCCATATTCGCTGCCATTCATCAGCATAACCTCTATAGACAGTTGCTCTAGCTGTATTAGACATTTCACAAGCTGTTTTAAAGATTTGTGTAAAACCATAATCATTATCTAGCTCTTGAGACCATACATCTGGAGCTCCTGAACCTTGCTCAAAAGATGTACCAATTACAGTACATTTTGAATTATCAGCAACTGCAAGAGTACCTGTAGTACCAGTATGAGATATTACAGTAACATTACAAGTTGTTTGTGTTGTACTAGATGAGTTATCTACACTATTTATTCTTACATTTGCTGTTGTTGGAACACTGTTGCCATCTACATCTCCAATAGCAACAACCATACCTGGAATAAGCCAATCAACACCATCTCCTCCTGCAGTATCAAAAACCAAAACATCATCACTACCTTCAGCAACTAATGTTAAACTAGAATCCTTAATAAGGAAACTTCTATCTGTAATTGATATCTTTGTTCTGTCTTCTAAGAAACGGAACTGAGAATCTGATGTTGGCACTTTTCCTACTTTTGACAAATATACAAAAAACGGTGATTCGTCTGGAGCTAAATCTGCGACCCTATCACTAAAGTCATACAGTCTTCTTGATGGTATTGTACTATCAATCACTGCCCCAGGAGTACCGAATTTTACTTGTCCACCATTATAAGTAGCCATTTTTTTCTCCTAAGTTATTTTATTATTTACAATACATTCGTACGGCTTCCAGCAGCTATAATACCATCCCACATTGCATCTTCATCCGATTTAGGAGCTTGTGGCTGTTGACCTTGCAACACCCCACCCTGTGCAGGGTTCCCCTGTGTCTGACGAACATCGTCAAGTGGACTTTGTACTTGATTGCTGGGTTCAGAACCAGCTACAGCTCTCCACATTTTAATAGCACCATCAACACCATACTCTGCAGGATTATTTGCAGCAAATTGCATAAAAGAGTCTACTTCTGCGGGATTTAACCCTCTTTGCTGTAGTTCGGTCTTTAATTGCATCTCACCTTGATTTCTCTCTAATCCTTGCATTTGTTGGTTAACGGCACCATTAATTGAGTCCTGTAACTCTTGTTGTCTGAACTTGTACGATTTAGACTGTGGGTCATTGTAGGCTTCCCATGGGTCAAATTCATCCTTCTCCATTACGACTTTTTGAGGACCTGCTGGTTGACCACCACCTTGCACCATGCCTACTACAGCCTGTGCAATATCTGGTCGTGATTCCAATAATTGTCCTATCTTAGCGTATTTTTGTAAGTTTGAGTTTTCCGCTGCGAGTTTATCCTTTTCACTCTGGAAGTATTTTGCTTGGTCTTCCCAGTTCCCAGAACTCTCTTGCGTATTGTCCACTGTGTCTTGCCCTACATCATGAGTGGATTCACCCTCTGGATGTCCACCTTCATATGCGTCTGTCATTATTTAGCTCCTTCCTGCGATTTCTCTTTTGCCTTTTGAGTTTCACTACGAGTATCCATTCGTAATTTCTCAGCTTCGAGTTTGACCGCATCTGTTAATCTGCCTACTTGCAGTTTACTTTTTGCTTTGCTATCTAATTCTTGTTCTTTAAGTCTTGTTTTAAATTTCTCTACCTCAGTACGTTTTCTGGATGATATAGACTCTCTATGAGCAGTTTGTAAATCACCACCAACACGTTTAAGTTGTTCTTGCGCCTGTTGTAACATACCCTGTAATTTAGAAACTTCGTCAGTTCTTTGCAAGACTCCTTCTTTATCAAAGATTTCAGTCTTTTTAAGAGCTTCAACTCTATCAATAAGACCTGCCTGGTATGCTTCCATATATATTTGCCATTCACCCCATTTATTAGATGGCAAAGTAGAGCTTCCTATAATTTTTATATCAAACTGCCCAACGCCAATATCATTCTCAATTGTCATTAACTCATTTGTTTTATCATCATACAATCGTTTATTTATAGTATATTCATTAATATCATTATTTGGCTGAACAATTCTAAATGTTTTCTTAAATTTATAATGTTGTCTTGCCATACTATATGCTACTTGTCCTAATCTTTTAATAGAACCTTCAATATCTCTTAATTTAGATTTAGACCTTCTTTGGCCAACATCTTCCATCATCATAGTAGCAGAATACGTTCTAGGCGCAGCCTCAGAACTTCCCTGCATCATTTCAAAAATACCTATATTTAAATCTATGTATCCTTCAATCATCTTTGGCAATGTCATAATAGAGTTTGACAATGGCTGTGGAGCAGGAAAATGAGGTTCCCCAAAAGATGGGTCATATTCGATAGTAGCATTAGGATTAGCCCAATCTCTTTCGAGCTCTTCTATGTCACTAACACTTCCTTGAGGTACAAGAAGCTTCAGTCCAGCCGAAGCTTGAGCATGGGATGTAATAAGAGACACCGATTTATTGAGGAACCTTTGAAATGCTTTATTCTTTCGGACATCACTCATTGGATAAGGAGTATTTGTCCATATATTAGGTACAGGTACAATTGGGAATATATCAGTTTCACATACCATTTCATACAATACTATCTGTCCAACTGTACATGTTAATTTAATTCTTGGCTGTGTTACTTCTACATAATCTATTAATTTATTTTGTACGGCATTTGCAAAATCTTTATCCTGAGCCATTTCCATAAAATCTTCTTGAGTCATAATCTTCTCATCACCACTTCTGGTATCTACAACTCTGTAATAAGGAACTCTTACTTTTCTATAGTATTCAAGCAATCTATACTTATCACTATGCATGTAATCTTTATCTTTAGTATTGTCTGGAGTAAAAGACTGCATAGTTCTTTGATTCATGGCATCTGGATAATCTTCTTCTCCACTTATTGTTTCAATTTCATCTATAAGTAATTTTTCACCTTCTTCATCAACAGGTTGAGATAATTGAGGGTACAAGTCAATCAATTGCTGTTTACTTAAAATAGTTGAGACTATCATGCCTGCAGCATCATCAAAGTATCTGTTTCTTGAATTAGGGTCTACATAAACTCTAAATGGGTCTACATATGTAAATTTGACCTCACCTCTGCCGTAATCTGCGTCTTTATCTAAGTAACAATAAAAATAACCTAAACCAGTAACTGCATAATCATGAACAACTTGTTTAAAGATTTCGTTACCATCAGAGATATCCCATATATACTCAAGTATTGTTCTCCATACATTTGCTAGCTTATTATCTGAATCTTCTCTACCTATAGCAGAAAATCTAGGAGTTTTAGATGTGACGATAGCTTTAAACTGCTCAATAGCAGAATAAAGCCTATCCATTGGCATAGAGGTCTGATTTCGTGAGTCTAATTCGTCTTGTTCTTGTGCACTGAAATGATTACCTAAATAAAAGTCAATATCTTCTCTAGCAGCGTCATCCCAGTCTTTTCTAGCCTTCTGCCAACGGTCAAAAAGTTCTCTTACTTCTTTTACTCGAATATCTTCCTGTATCATAACTTATAATATAATCCTATTTATCTTCATAAACAATAGCTATTTTCTAGCTCCAGTCATCCAATTATACATCTTTTTTGGTTTATACCACTTTCCATCCTTCGTTTTCTTCTTTTTATTGACTCCTGCCTTGGGATTACCTTTAGCAAACTGAGTCGCCAACCAAAAGGCATCAATAGTATCATCATGACTTCCTTTAGGAAAATCAAGTAATTCACCTATAAAGTCGTGCATATCCTTTTTTACATGAACTGCGCCCGCTTTAAACATTGGCTGCAATCCCTCGAACAATCTATCTTTTTTCTTCTGATTATAGTTCTTAATACCTTTTTCTATACCAGGAAGGAACAATCCTTCACTTTTACTTCTTTTCATTACATAATCTCTTAACATCTCCTGATAAGCAATTGTTTCAATATTTATACGTCTTATCGGGGTATATCGTTTTGTGATTTCAAATATCTTGTCTGCACAGTCCATCGGCAACACTCTTTTACGCCAATATTCAATAACATAGTAATCAAACTCAGCAGTAACGCCAATAACCATAATAACAGAATAATCGTTGTGTATACCAACTGTTGAAGCTGGGTCAACACCGATGTAAATGTTAACGAACTCTTTTTTCCCGTTATCAAGTTTGATATACCATGAATCATATTCTTGGTCATATCTTGCAAATCCTTTATACATTGCATTGTTAATATCCTCCTCGCTAAATATCTGGTCTTCAGGAGACTTGGCCTGGTTCATATACTCTTGGTAAAACTTAGCTGGGGTACCAGAGTCTATATAGAATTGCTTACGCTCTTCTAATTTCTTAATTGGCCACCTTGAAGGCCAGATAGGCACGCCATCTTCTATCGCTTTTTTAGTATATACATCCCAGGCAAACTGTTCTCCTGTTTTTTCGCATTCTCTGCTTTTAGTAACCAATCCATTTAAAAAACTATCATAATGCACAATTGTTCCGTTACACCATAAAAAGCCTCGTTTATCAAAATCAATAGCTGGATACACGGCTGCAGTCACCCATTCCTTTATTTGTCTCCTTGAGTCAGGAGTTTTTGTATTTAGCTCTGATTCAAAGTCATCAAGTATGATTCCCGTGTAACGTGTTGAGTATTGTCTTTTTCCTCTTAATCTTTGTGAAGTACCCTTGCCAATCATTCGGCATCCGTTTTTTAAGGTAAATTCGTCTTTTGTCCATTTATCTCCTTCCAAATCACCAAAATAGTAATGTATTGCTGGATTTGAGTATATGTGGTTCTGTATCCACCCAAGGTTATCTCTTGCCTGGTCCTGAGCCTCTCCTATCCATGCAACAAACTCTGGAGTCTCTTTTGTAGCAAATAAGAACCTATGCATAACAGCGCAGGCCGCTAAAGTGGATTTTGCATGGTCTCGGGGTAAAACTAGTGCTAATTGTTGTTTTTCACGGTCAAGAAGTAGTTCTCCTACATTTCTATGAAAATCTGGGGTAGCGGAAGCTAAAAAGTCCTGTGGACTAAATAGCTTTCCAAATGTGATTAAATCTTTATAAGCAACCTCTAAGGCTTCTTCATTCTTAGAAACATTACCATTAAGGTTGAGATTGGCCATATATTATTTTATTTTTTGTTTGCCTAGCATTCCAGGAGAGACATAAGGCTCATTGTTTCCTTTTGATAGAGCTTTAACTAAAGCATTTATATCAATAGGGTCAACATATGACCCACTTACCTGTCCTGCGCTAGTTCCTGTCATCCAATACTCATCTAACACTGTATCTGAGTATGCAGTCTTCTGCTCAGGTATTAAGTAACTTGCTAAAGCATTTACTGCGTATTCTGCAGCCTCTGGAGATTTTCTGATGATAAAATCAAGAATACCCTCTACATCAGGATTAGCAGCTGTTTCCATTTCAGTTGTAACTCTAGGCTTAAAAGTCAAATTCCTTGGGTCACTATAATCTATATTTTTCATTTAAATTCCTTTACTGTCCAAATAAAATTGTTGAATCTGGATTTTCTGTGTGTAATTTCATTATTCTATTAACTAAATCTGATGAAAGAGAATCTCCTGGAGCGAATGCTCCTCCCATTTTTGAGTATTTCATAGCTTTCATTAAAGCCATATCTCTATCTCTACTTGTTCCTTCACCGAGATAATACCTTTTTTTAGGCAAGGAATCAGATTCAGTTGGATTTATTAAATATTCCATCAAAGTTCTTGCACTCCATTTATCACTTGGAGCATCTAAAGAAAATTGCTGGAGCATCACATTAGGGTCACTCATGCCCTGAAACCTTTGACCAGCCAATGAATACTCCTCTGGACTTTCTTTTTGCAACAACTTACGCAAAGTTGACATTTCTTTGCTAGTTTTAGTCAAAACATCAAGAGTATCTGATAAAGCTATCTCAGCATTGATTGCATCATGTACGCCACCTTCAGGCATTAAAACTCCTTTATTAGTTCAAAATGCGGGAAATCATCGAACTTGTTATCATCTACTTCAAAATTCTTATTCCAGTCTCCTCCCCATCGGATATTTATCTCCATAGACTGTGCTAACCCCAGAACAAAGCCTGCAAATAAATGGAAACGCTCTCTATCATCCCAGTCAATGGGATAAGGGACCACATCAACAGCATTACTAGGATTAGCGTTGTGACGACCATTTGGGAACTTAACCTTTGTTTTTCCTTCTTCATATAGTTTATCTTGTCTTTCTCCAGACCTATGTCCTTCTAAAACACTACAATCAACATATTTTATTACTTCATTCATCAAATCCTGCAAATCTTCATGGCAGGTTGCTAATCTCTCTCTTGAACGTCTTCCAAATTTAGGCATCTAACAATTCCATTTTTTTAAAGCTTTGTTAATTCTGCTGTTTGGGTCATTAGCAGTTTTAGAGCTTGTTAATTTTTTCTTCATACCACCCATCCGTGCGCAAAACGACTTTCTTCTATTGGAAGCTTTACTTCCTTTTTTCAACTTACTTGGCTTAGTTGTAACAGCTGTCTTTAACTTAGAGCCAGGATTAGCTCTTTTATAAGAGTCAACACCCTTTTGATTTAAACCGCCAGACTTACTCTTACCTTCTTTTCGCTGCCAAGCTGGTGTTTTGCCACCTTCTTTAAATTTTGGTACATCTCTATCTCTAGCATCCCTAACTGGGATATTTTCAAATTCTTTTGCTATTCACTTTTTTTTCATAGACCCCTAATTAATCATTTATGTTAAACCACTAATGGATTCGTGCCCATAAATATACAAAATATTATCGTCTAAATCAAACTCTGAATCACAAAAAGGGCATTTCCACTCATTTATTTCGCCTCTTTCGTCCATTATCCCGATTCTACGGGTAGTTACGTTGTCATAATAGAGGTCTGCACTGCATACAGGACATTTGTCCTTATTCGTCTCTTTCTCCGTGTGCGAGTACTTTTGGCTCGACTTTGTCATTTTTTAGGGCCTCCAGCTGTTCTGGCGTAAATCCTTGCCAAACGGTTAATTGTTCTTGTTTTTTCTCTGTATCAAACAATCCTGACATCTTAGCAAGCGCATCTAAGGAGCGCAGCCTGTCAGAATCTCTTTCTGAAATATCAGCAATATCCTTGTACTTTTGTATAATATACTCAGGAGAGACCCCCTCTGATTGCAATATTTCTCTTATTTCCTCTTTAACCATCTTTTGTACCTTTTTTTGTTGTAATAATTTGTTAGCTGCAGTTTTTATGTAACTTTTGTCTTGGGCTCGTGGATATACAATGCTATAGGCCTGACTCATGTCCATCCCTGCAGCCACATATTGAGCGAAAAGCAGTTTCTTTGAAGAAACACCTTTCTCTCTAATTTCATTAATTGAATCATAATTACCCGAAAATGTGTAAATATTCTTCGCAACACCATGCTCACCAAGCATTTTAACGTTTTTCTGTCCAATAACAAAAGAACCACATACAGTTCTTACGCATTTCTTCTTTGTTTGGTTATTTGGCACCGTAATGTAGAAAACCTTCAAAATCTGACAAACATGTAAATCGTCTGTATAGACCCAATCACCCTCTTTTCCGCGCCTCCAATCACCAGAACAGGCTAATTTCTCGTTAAAAGCCATAAATTCCTTCATATCGTCGTATAATCGGTGCTCTTTACCCTTAATCTTCTTTATATCCATAAAATAATATAATATAAAAAATATTTATTGCATAGAACTATTAGTAATACTATATTAAATGCGCTGTGTCGGTTGGCTAAACGCTTTTAGGGCACAGTTTAAATAAAGTAGCTACTAAAAGGGGATTTGTAACACAGCTACAAAGCAAGTCGAAGACAATTGAGCTAGTTACCAAAACGATTGTCCTACAAAGTAAACGGCTCCGAAGGAACTAAATGGTAGAGGCTAATCTTCTTTCTTTATGTTAGGGGATTAGATGGTCTCTACCCAAAACCCACCAAAGGAACTACAATATTATGTATAGTATACTCATTATTAGTTACACATTTATAATATTCTCTATTTGTATAGACGAAACATGGAATATTTATAACCCCAGAGTATTACCTCAAAAAGAATATATATCCCTGAACTGGGAAAAAGACGATTTTTATTCTAAAAAAATATATGGACAATGGGTATTAAAGAAATATAGAGCTAATGATACCAAAACAAAAAAATACGTTAGAAAACTCTATTGGACTGAATTATTAAAAATTTACCCAAAACTAGAAAAATTACCTTAGAATGCGTGTTCCTCTTTTTTTATATCCCCCCACCCCCCAATCGGTCCGCATAGCCTCCTCTATTACGTTGAAATTTTGAATTAAATTATAATCTAGATTAGATTTGTTTATTCATTTTAATAATTTATCAGAAAAGGAAACGCCACCCATAATAGGTGGCGTTCTTTGTTTGGTAGGTTATTC